CTGGAGAATGCCGTTCTGGGCGATGCTCTCCGCCAGCGACTTACGGAGGTCTACATCGGCAAGCCGATGAACCATCTTGAGAAGCAGTTGCTCATCGACCGTATGTTCAAGGGACATGCGCGCCACATGGTTCTCATCAACCAGGACAATAACGAGGACCTGATCATCTCCATCGAGAGTGCCGGCTGTTACAACAACGGCAAGGATAAGCGAGGAGAGAAGCTCGTGGAGACAGACGAGGACAGGCTGGAGAACCGTACCGACTTCTCCGATGCCTTCGATACCGTCTGTATAGGCGTGGATAAGTTCCCTCAGACCGTCCTCTATACGGGAGGCATGAGCAACTATTACCCTCGATAGAATATTTCGTTCTTTTTTTTATTTATTGCTTTAAGTTTTTTTTATGCTATGATTCCTTGGCTGCTTGCTCGTGAGAGTAGGCAGCCTTTTTTTCTTTCTGTGTGTGTGAGAAAGCGGTATCTCCGATGGTGAGTTTGATGCTGTTCCGTACTTTTTTTATTGCATTCTCCGCCGCCCGTCATGTGTTCCCATCCGAAATTTCCTATGCAAAGGTAGCTTCTGGCGATTCAAACCTGTGCATGAACCTGGGTTAACTAAAGCCAAAGGTTCTTCACGCTTCACTAAACCTTTACCTTTTGTTAACACAGAACCCCACACCTGTTTGCCTCTGCCAGCGCATTGTTTAAGCATAGGAAAAATCGAAAGGGCACACCGGGCTTTGAACGGAATGCAATTAAAAAAAATACTCCACAGCAGGAGTGGGAAAAAATCTCTGGGCTCCCAAACATTACCAGAATACAATTTCAAACTTTATAAAATTTTTCGATATGAGACAGAATTATTTCTTTGAGTACGTTCCAAACGCTTACATCAACCTTTGCGTAGATAAGGCTAAGCAGATGGCAAACAACCGCTTCGTTTACGACTTCAAGGCAGGCGATAAGGTGGCGGTACAAATCTGCGCTGAGTGGCTAGTTCGCTATCTTACAAAGCAGTATAGCAGTATCTTAGAGGACTTCGTTGTAGTTTTTGCTCCATGCAGCACACAATGGAAGTATAACAAGCGATTCGGCTATCTCGCAGCCATCCTTAATGCAGCAGGCATCGTGACCGCAAACGAGCACGTTCACATCTTCGGAGAGCGCAAGCCGACCCACAACGGAGGCAGCCACGTTGTTAACGAGGACATTTATCACGTTTCAGTTGATGGCGAGTACTTCAAGGGCAAGCAGGTCATTCTATTCGACGACCTGCTGACTAGCGGCAAGACCATCGAGGACTTCTGAAGAAAGTTGGAGGCGGCAGGTGCTTATGTGGAGAGAGAAATCTTTTTGGCTCGCACCATTCACCACGACCCAATAAGCAACAGAGGCGTGTTGCAGGAGATGGCAGAAGGCTTTTATGAGGCAGTTGCACACTCAAAGAGATGTTTTCCACAGGGTGTTAATATCATCAAGAAATCAAACAACAACTATAATAAAGTAGCGTAACATGAAGAAGTACAATGATATACTAGCAGACGAGCGCCCAGAGTTCAAGGCAGCTAATTACGGATTCGATTCACTCAGTAACACTGAATTGTTATCCATGGTAATCAACAGAGGGGCAGGAACAGCCGAAAGCCTAAGCCAGGCTAGGCAACTGATGAACATGGCAGACAACAATCTCAGTAACCTTTCAAAGTTATCCATGGACGAAATGCAGGTGGTGCAGGGAATAGGCGACTGCAAGGCGTTGGCAGTACTCGCAGCTTTGGAACTAGGCAAGCGCAGGGCAGTGGAGAAGTTGGGCAGCAAGCCCGACATGGGCAGCAGTTTAGCCATATACAACTACATGCTTCCGCAGATGGCAGACCTCAAGGTAGAGCAGGCACACGTCATATTAATGAACCAAAATTTCATGCTCATCAAGAGCGTGAAACTGAGCGAGGGAGGAATAACAGAGACTTCAGTGGATATTCGTATCCTCATGAGGGAGGCAGTCTTGAGCGGTGCAACTATCATGGCATTCGTGCACAATCACCCATCGGGCAATACGCAGCCAAGCAAGGCGGACGATGTGCTGACCCAGCAGATAGCCAAGGCTTGTCAAGTCATGCGCCTCTTCTTCATGGACCATGTGATAGTAACAGATGGAGCATTCTACAGCTATCACGACAAGGGCAGACTATAGGCACCATGGGCAACGTGACAGGAACACGTTGCCCTTTCTCTTGCTTGCAATCTTGCTGATGACCGCGGATAAAGGGAAGGGGATAGAGATAGCGAGAGCGATGGCAATTCGGGGCAGCAGTCGGGGAAAGGGGCAATTGCCACATGAAAAATCCCTTACATATACCGCTCCAGTCAGCCGTGGCAATTGCCTCCGAGCGTAGGGCGGTGGGGGCTATGCTTACAGCAAGGCACGCCCTTTTTTGCTTCAACTTTCTAAAAATCCATGATTTTCAGCAAGTTGGCAAAAATGACCGTGGAAAATTTGTGCAAAATGCCCAAATTTTGCAATCAATTGCCATTGATTGCCCGCTCGAAAACGGCTACTTATGCCAATTTCCATGAAATTGCCACAAGAAACGAGCCGTTTTCGAGCGAACCCCTACATTGCATTTCGGGGTAAAAGAGGTAATAACATTGTTTGACATCATTCAAGAATGATGAGAAAAAGAGGTAAAAACCGTGTTTGATGGGGATGAAATGTTAAAAATGAGTTAATCATAAAAGAAAGTTTATGTTTTATTTGGTTATTAAAAGAATTTTATGTATCTTTGCATCGTGAATAGATAACTAGATGTTTAACAATTTAAAATTCAACAGATGAATGAAGAAGAGCTAGAAAAGCAGATTAGAATTAAGAAGAAACTGCTAAGTGATTACATCAGGCTGAGAAAGGCTTACAACATTGATGATAAAACTTATTGGAAGTTTACAGACAGCGTTTTAGACCAGCTTTCAGTTCTGATTAAGAAAAGAAAAAAGAAGTAAAAACTTACCCCTCCTTCGGGAGGGGATTTAAAAAATAAAAGATATGAATAATAATACGGATTTACTTAAGGAATACGCTTCTCTTGCAGGCAAGGAAGACGAAAAGAGCGAAGCTCGCAAAACAGAAATTTTAAACTACATCAAATTAAATGCTGATGATAGTGATAGAGAGGAAGCAAAGGCTTTCATCAACCAAAAGATGGAGCAGCTTCAGAGTGAAGTCCTGACTTTGCGTGAGCAGCTTGCAGAGGAAGATTACAAGTTGCTGCCACTTCGTTACATCGCACAGAATTACTTCGGCAAAAGCGCAGCATGGCTCTCTCAGCGTCTCAATGGCTCAGAGGTTCGCGGTCATGTTTACACGCTCAATTCCGAGCAGAAAGATATTTTCAATCGTGCCGTCCAGGAGATTGGACAACGCATTAGCTCTTTGCAGTTAGCATAGGGTTATCTGTTCACACAACCGTCCCCGACGCGATTCCGTGTCGGGGACATTTAATAGAGGATTTACATGCAGAAGATAATGGAATATACAGAGATGATTGATAAGGTGAAGGCTTTGGCTGCACAAAACAGAGCTGCCAAGACCGCAGAGGATAAGGCGGAGGTTCGCCGTCAGATGGATGCACTCAAGGAGTCAGACCCTAAGGCTTTTGCCGTGGCAGTGGGCTACATGGCTAAGACCACAGAGCAGAAGGTCAAGGAACTGACTATGGCTCAAATCATGGGTCTCGCTTAGCCTTGCTATTTAGGCTATCTTTATTTAACACATCGTCCCCGACACAGAGCCGTGCCGGGGACTTCTTTTTGTTCACATATATTTGATATTGATAAATGATATTATTACAAGATAATGAGACCTGCAGGCAGGCTCGCCTGATTCTCCGTGAGCTCATCAAGGGTGACAAGTCACGTGCGCAGCTCTGGGGCTCGTTGGTTGACAACCAGCTTGATGATGTTGACTTGAGGTTCCTCCTTCCACCATTGACCAACGAGGGCTACATCGAAGAGTCTGAAGGCATGTGGCATATACTAGACAAGGGTGTGAAGTATATGCAGAATTACGACAGAATGATGCTGGAGAGCGCAGAAGGATACTTGGAATATGGGGATACGCTCGCGGAGAAAGTGCGAAAGTCTAAGGAGAGGAAAAAAGAGCAGGAGAGTAAGATGAACAACAAAATTGCTTTGTGGACTTTTATTGTGGGCATTATCTCCATGCTGATAGGAGCTATAGCTCTCCTAATATCGCACGACATGCGAGAAATAATATTGCCAATCCTTGGCAAATAACCGTAATTTGGAGAAGCCTTATGCGCTTCTCCAAGTTCATATACTCTTTTCTTTCCATACCTTGATATATATTATTTTGTTAAAAACACCGCAAAGTTAATCATTTTCCACAAAAACACCGCACATTCCATTGATTAATGTTAAATAGTAGTAAAATAGATACGATTTAACCTAAAATATTTGGCTATTCGTAGTAATATTACTACCTTTGCAGTGTTGAAATCAATAAACAGCGTTCTATGAAAACAGTTAAAGTGAGCAAGATTCTTAGGATCTTAAAGAAAGACGGTTGGGTTAAGGACCGTCAGAAAGGAAGCCACAGGCAATTCGTGCACCCTACCAAAAAGGGGACGGTCACCGTCAACGGTGGAGATAACGATGACGTTTGGGGATTTCTGCTTAAAAGCATCGAAGAGCAGTCAGGGCTTGTGTTCTAAACACAGCCCGCTCTTCGGAGCTGACGCTGTTTCGCATAGCGTGTTTGTGGTTTCGGCACTGAGCGAACTTGGCAAGAGCCTCGGTCGCTCCTTCAGTGAAATATATTAAAGACTATATATATATGAATAAGGTTATCATTGATACGGCTCGCACAGAGCAGGGCTACAGCGCAGCATGCAGCTTGCTGCCTGGTTGGGTTGTTGCATATAGCGGCGATTTCGAGGGCTTCCGCCAATACGTGCAGGAGAGCATCGACTTCGAGATAGAGGGCTACAAAGAAAGGGGCACGGCTTATCCTGATGTCTTTGATGGTGAATACGAGCTTTACTTCAAGTTCGATGTCCGCTCACTCCTGGACTACTACCGTGGCATCTTCTCCTTTGCTTCGCTCCAGCTCATCACGGGCATCAACCAAAAGCAGTTGGCTCACTATGCCTCTGGCATCTCCAAGCCGCGCCCAGCGCAAGCCGAGAAAATTGCCAACGGCTTGCACAGATTAGCTAACGAATTACAAATGGTCACTGTTTAAGATTTCAACAACAAGGGCTGCTGACCACAGCCAAATGGCAGCCATGTACAATGGTTGTACTTCATGGAATTTAAAATTAAAAGATCGCTTTAGAAGCCCCTGGTGCGAGATGCATCGGGGGCTTTTTCATTCCCCAACCCCATGTTTTTATGCTCTACAACATAAAAAAGTCATTTTCTTTAAAATTTCTTCCCTTTTTCCTTGGTCATTCCATTTTTTCTCCTTACCTTGCAAGAAGTTTTAAAATATCATGGTATGAAAAAAATAATTTTAATGTTGGTTATCGTCTTGATAACTATGGGCGCTAAAGCGCAAAGTGTTGTACAAACAGAGGATGGAAAGTATCCTGTCTATTGTACAATGATGGCTTATAATGCTTGGGGCATTGGAAAAATTAAAATCCAACTAGACCTTGGTGAAGTATCTTCTGGACACTCCTTTGAAGCTATATGGGATGAGAATGGAAAGCCTATGAAATTCAATACTGCTATGGATGCTGTAAATTATATGGCTAAGCGTGGATGGAAGTTAGAGATGACCACAGCTGTTCAAAACGTTGTGCATTATATTATGGTCAAAAGAGTTAGCAAAGACTCAGAAATCAGAGAAGGTTTGGTCGCTAAACCTGAATAATGTGTTTTATAACATAAAAAAGAAAGAAAAAAGGCAAGAGTTGAAAAATTCTTGCCTTTTTTTTTGGCGGTTCCAAATATTCTTCGTACTTTTGCCACCGTCTACAAGATGATAGTAATCTATCCGGCAGGGCGACCGTTTCGCCTATGGCTTCTAGCCGCAGGCTTTTTTTATGCCTAGGAAAATCTTTTTTTCTAACTGGGAAAATAATTTTTCCCAACTGGGAAAATAGATATGCCCAATACATGGCGGCTGCATGAACCGTAAGATTTGATTTGTCCTCTCGGATAAGCCATCATCTTGTAGACAACGGGGAATGCAGCCGCCACCCTTTTGTACAATCGGCTGTAAATGTCTACAAGATGATGCAATATGCAGAATTCAATTTTATTAAGTGATGCGCAGGTGAGACCTGCAGGCATCAGCGTTGAGGAGGGTATCAATACCCTCAAGTGTGAAATCAAGAAGCTCGCCAAGACCAAGAGCGAGACCTTCAGCTATATCTGCGGGGAGGCCGTGACCTATGGAGAGGTTGTGCTCACCATGGTTGGTTTCGCAGCTGTGATGGCTATGGTCATGATTGGTGGTTTCATTTTCGGAGGGGAGGTAGCATGATGGAGAACAGAATGACTACAGAGCTGTTTCATGCTCAGCTGGAGGAGAACATCGTAAGAGCTGCTGACGAGCGCAAGCGCCATCAGGCAGAGTTGCAAGCTATAAGCCGGAATTACGAGAGCTCGTTGGACAGTATTGAACGCATGGAGGATGAAGCAGGGGAAAGCTACCGCTGTGCCCGTAATGCTTTCGAGAAGGCCAAAAATGAATATCAGGAAGAACTCCGTAATTGTAGAAAGCTTCGCAATGAGGCAGGATTTCGCAGAGACAAGGCGAAGGTCGAGGAGACTAATCTCTGGACTCTCAATAACAATACCATCCAGAGCGACCGCCACAAAATCTTTGAGAGATACCGAGAAGCGGGGGGGTACTTACGGGAGCAGAAGCAGAACTCCTGCACCCAGGCTGGACCAAAGACAAGAAAGGAGGAGTGAGTGATGAAGAAAAGTAGAAACCGCAGAAGACGCACAGCAAAGCTGATAACCAAGGACATCAGCAAGTGCAGGTACTTCATGAATATTGGCAAAAAAATGAACGCCCATAAGGTGGAACTCAAATTTCAGAGAGACAACAAGACTATTGGTTCTGTTGCATTCATTGAGGATGCTCCACATAAGCAGACTATTATCCGATGGCATGATCATCGCTACTTTACTCTTCGATATGGGGCTAAGGAGGCTAAGCCACTCAATATGACTCTGGCCAAGTGGAAAACCATAAACAACGATTAGATATGAAAAAGAATAAGAAGAAAGTCAAGAGAGACGTTCTCTTGCTATATTTCAGACGCTGTCGCATTCGTACTGCGCTCAATAAACGCTGGTGGGAGCTTGAAACAGAACGCAAAGAGCTCTACAAGCTAGTGGAGTACGCCAAGATTCAGTCAAGATACTGTGTTAATCAGGACTGCCACCGAATAGTCGGCAGATACCTCAGAGAACTGGAGCGAGAGGAGATCCGTGTTACCAGACTTCAGACCAAATACGACCTTTGGGCTTCCCGTCTGAGCTACTGGGTTGACCTCTATGAGACGGTATTTAAGTTTCACCCTTTTAAAAATTAACGATTATGCCAAGAAATAAAGATAATTTCAACAGCGAGCAGTTTGAGAAGGACCTGCTCGACGCTTACTTCCACTTCCGCAGCTGCCTCCCTGTGAAGGATGCAGCCACCGGTATTGATTACAAGAAGAGTTACAAGACCACCCAGGACATCGCTACGGAACTTGATGACATGGGCGGTGTCAGTATAGAAACCATCAACCAGTATCTGCAGGAGCATGGCTACTATGTAGCCACGCAACCAGACGGAACCGTGGCATGGGCTATATGGGAGAGAGTTGTCAGGCCAGACAAATTGGTTTAAGTTAAAAACTCATATATTTTATTATACTACCATGTGTTATGAATAATTTTTCGTACCTTTGCAGCACGAAAAATTTTACAAAGTTTTGAAAAGCTTTGATACGGCTGACCGCTCGTGAGGGTAGTCAGCCGTATTTTTATTTTTATCCTCTCCATATTATCTTTGCATCAAAAAAGATAATATATGACCATCACATCACTTCCGTCGGGCAGTTGCTTCCTTGAGAACATCCCCGACATCGATATTCTCACGGCCAAGACCCGCCTGCTCGTCAACATCAAGATAGGTGATGATACCATCTACGATGAGTATCTCTATCCTGCCGATGGAGAGGTCAGAGTGATCGACCTTGCCGACATCTTCCGTCCTTATGCACGCCGGAGGCTGGCAGTCACAGCCACCATCACCATCGCCGAGCAACAGGTTCCGAGCTCCGGAGACACCGACTCGGCAACAGTCACCGATACGCAGACAGCCAACCTGCAGGTCTACTATTCTACCGTAGACATCGTGGGCGTGGACTGCTCTACATTCCTCACCACCCACTTCCTCACCCTGCTCGAGGGGCACAAGACCACCTACATGGGGCGACTTGAATATCTCCACTACATGGGCAAGGACACGGCAACAGTCACCGCACACTTTTCCGACAAAACCACAAAATTGTTTACCGCACCAGCCACCGGCGGCAATGACATCTACACCACCATCGACGTTTCTCCGTCAAGATTCGAGGCAGAGGGCACCGACCTTCTCTACTACGTGGTAGAGGCAGGCTCACGCTCCATGACCTTCATCATAGACAGCGAGGAGCGTGACGTGGCGCCTACTCTGCTCTTCACCAACAGCTTCGGCTGCCAGGAGCTCATCTACTGCACAGGCAAGCACGAAGTAGACCCGCAGTACACCCGCGATGCAGCCTACATGGGCGGCATCAGGGTAAACTACCGCATCACAGAGCAGCGCACATTCAACGCCGATACTGGCTATCTGGGCACAGACATGGCAAACTGGGCAGATGATCTCTTCCGCTCAGACGAGGTCTATCTGGTCAACTTCATCGGCGGGGTAGCCAAGGTGGGCAAGCGTGTCACCCTATCTGACTCAAAGTCCAAGCGCGACAACCTGCGCGACAGCGTGCCACGCTTCACCTTCAGTTACACCTACGCCCAGCGCCAGCACAACGTGCTTGACCTGCAGCGAGCCGGCCGTATCTTCGACAACACCTTTGATAACACCTTCAACTGATGAGACGCACAGCTTACCACCTCACAGAGGTGCTGCGCCTCCTGGCCAAGGCAGAGAGAGACCGCTCAACCATTAACCTGAAGGCGTGGACATCAGACGGCAAGACCGTCGACTATACAGGATGGCTGGTCAAGGGCAGCAGTTGGCGTGGCGGTTTCCATCGTCTCGTCAATCCGGCAAATGCCGAGGTTCGAACCGTTCCGGACATCTACATTCACCAGTTCCTGGGCTTACCAGTATATTTATGACATGAAACAGAAAAAATATCAGCTTCAGCAAGTGGGAACCAGCGGTTCCTACAGTCGCTACGCTCTCGTGGCAGAGGGCGTGAGCAGGGTTACAGACTCCACCACCATCGAGCAGCAGTATGGGAAGGATACCAGTTTCCTGGGTTCCGGAGAGGTGGGCGATGCCACCACGGGCATCTTGGAGACTTCAGACGGCAAGCTCTTCGAGTATGTGAACTATGGCGATGACAACGACATGCCATACACCCTGCAGCAGTTGCTGCGCCGAAACATGGTGGCGCAGCGAGCCATGGCTTTCAACGTCCAGTGCTGCTACGGCCAGGGCGTGCGCTTCATGGACCGGGAGACCAAGCAGGACACTACCGACAGCGAGATACGCGACTTCTGCCTGAAGAACTCCATCCACGAGGTCTTTATGCAGCAGGCCACCGATATGAAATTCTTTTTTTGGTCGGTAGAGGTCATCATCCTGAGCCGTGACCACTCCAAGATAGTCAACATCCGCCACAAGGACGTTTCCTACTGCCGCCTGGAGGCACCAAATGAGAAGGGGCGCATAGAGCATGTATTCTTCGGCGACTTCCGCAACGTCATGTCGCCTGTCCACACCGAAGTCATCCCGCTGCTCGACCTCTATGACCCGCTGGGCGACCTCATGGCGCGCATGGGCAAGGCTCCGGATCCATATACCGGCATCAGGGGCAAGGCTCCTGAGATGGGCAAGGACTGCAAGTTTGCAATCATTTCACGCGTCCCGACACCCGGCCTGCAATATTATCCGATACCATACTATGCCAGCATCTTCGACGATGCCTGGTACGACATCTACCGTCTCATCGGTATCGGCAAGCGCTACATGATCAAGAACACGTCCGCTCCTCGCATCCAGATAGAGGTGCACCGCGACTACTGGGAGGAACTCTGCAACAACGAGGACATCATCGACCCGGATAAGCGCAAGGAGCGCATCCTGCAGGAGAAGGACAACATCATCAACTTCGTCTGCGGACCGGAGAATGCCGGCAAGGCGCTCATCACGGGCTATTACTTCGACCCCAACGGCAAGGAGCAGCGCATGGTGCGCATCATCAACCTCTCCGAGGGCAGCAAGAAGGAGGGTGGCGATTGGGCAGACGACATGAGCGAGGCATCCAACGCTCTCTGCTTCTCGCTGGGCGTGCATCCAAACCTCATCGGAGCCACACCAGGCAAGAGTCAGATGAACAATTCCGGCTCAGACAAGCGAGAGCTCTTCATCCTCAAGCAGTCGCTCGAGAAGGCTTGCCACGACATCATGTGCAAGCCTTACCACGTCATCTCCCACTACAATGGCTATGCCGACCGAGGAGTGACCGTAGACGTGCCGATGATAGAACTCACGACACTAGACAAGAATAAGGACCAACAGACATCAATAGTTTCAAACAATGGCAACAATGAAGATTCAAATCAGCAAGGATGACTTCGAGCAGAGCATCCTTGCAGCCACCAGTTCGCACTCAGAGGTGTTCGAGTCGGTGGAACCGCATTTTAAGGAGTCCTATCTGCGGCTCAGCCAGCAGATACTGGGCGAGGTAGGAGAGGCGGCACTGGAAACCAGCGACGACCTGCGTGAAGCAGTCATCAAGGCGGTGTGCCTCGATGCCTTCCTCGGCGTAGTCAGACACCTCGACCTCGTGCTTACGCCTACAGGCTTTGGCGTTGTGGCCAACAACGAGGTCACTCCAGCCAGTTCCTCCAGAGTAGAGGCACTCATAGAGCAATGCCGCATAGCCCTCATCGTGGCTCAAGACACAGTCATGTCTCATCTCACCGTAGTGTCAGGATGGGGAAGCACCCTCCAGGCACAGCAGGGCATCCAGACGGTTCTTTGGAGCATGGAGGGCTATTGCTATCTCACGAGACAGACCAGCATGACCTCCAAGGACTGGATGTCCAAGCTGGCAGCCATGCAGGAGGCAGACGCCACCCTGCGCAAGCTGGTGTCCGATGAGCAGATGGATGACATCATGTGTCTGGTCAGAGGTGTGAGAGAGGGCAATGAGTTTGAAGGAAGCGTGCGCCTCATGCTGAGCCGCTGCCTGATTATGTTGGCCAACGACATGCTGTCGGCATACTCCAACGAGCGTGCGAGACTGATCAGATACTTAGATGCACATCTCGAAAAATTCCCAATATATGCGGATTCATCGGCATATAAGGCTAACCATTTCAAAGAATTTCAGAATGAAAAATCAAAACCTGCCTTCGTATTCAATTCGTGACGGCAAACGAGTCTTCGAGTTCTCTGCTCCCAAGAACTGGGAGGAGCTGCAGGAGGATGAGCTGCGCTATATCCTCACAATAATGACTCTGTTCCCGGATCAGACGGTAGCGAAATGCTACATACTCGCAAGATTCTGCGGCATCAAGGTGCTGAAGCATACCAGAACAGGTTGGAAGTGCAGCGTTCTCTGTCTAACAAAAAATGGCAAAAAGAAGCGGGAAGTGCTATATCTGAGCGAGGGCGAAATCCTCTCTCTCCTCAAAAACTTCGATTTCATCGGAGATTACACCTATTATCTGCCGCTCGACACGTGTGCCGGTCTCTATGCCGTGGAACGGCTCATCAGAGACGTCACCTTCTTCGATTATCTGCAGCTGGAAAAGAACTACCAGCTGTATCTTATCCACAAGGACGATAAGTTCCTGAAGAAAATGGGGTGGATTCTATACCGGAATGAATCCGGAGAATCCGATGAAACCGCCATTTTCAAGTCTTTTGAGCTCCTAAATGTCTTCATGTGGTACTCCTCCATCAAGGGATACCTGGCAGAGAACTTCCCTCACTTCTTCAGACCAGCCAGAGAGGGTGGAGAGCTGCGGCGTGAGGACCTCCTGCCAGCCATGCAGGCGCAGATTAGGGCACTTACCGATGGTGACGTGACCAAACTGCAGGCAGTCTACAATACAGACTGCTGGGCTGCACTCACAGAGCTGGACAACAAGGCTCGGGAGGCAGAGGAATTCAAGAAACGCAACAGGCAAAATAGTTAAATTTACAGCACATGACAGAGAAAATCTTCGATTCCATCGCATATTTCAAGCAGCTGGCTGCCGAGTGCAGAACCTGCAGGGATTATAATTTTGTCGCAACAGAGTGTTCCGGACCTGATTCCATCCAGGGAGTCATGCAGCAGTTCCGCAAGGCATCCAACTTCATCATGGTGTCAGACACCGTTGACAGCAACACCCATTCCATCGGAGAGGGTTTCTTCGACCGCAACGTCTATACCGTCTGGATCCTGGCAGGGTACCGGCGCGATGACATGGCAGACCGAGAGGCGAAAATGAATATCTGCAGATATATCTTCCGCCAGTTCCTCAGTCGCATGCTATACGACAAGAGCCGTGAGGCATACGACGGGCAGATGGAGTTCCTGGACCTCACGCAGGTCTATTCGAGCGAGCTGGGCAGATGGTCCATGAATGGCGTCACAGGACTCTACTTCATGGTCACATCAGACGAACCTATCGACATACAGTATGACGAGAGCCTATGGCAGACGCAGCAGTAGATGATCTCCTCAGATATGAGCGAGGCTGGACTAACGCCATGGGCGACTACTGGAGAGAGCGCATGGAGCGGCTTCGTACCATCGATACCGGCCGCCTCTACGCTTCCATCAAGGCGCACCTGGAGCAGGGCTCTGTGACAACCATTGAGCACAACTTCCTGCAGTACGGTATCTATGTAGCTGCAGGAGTAGGACCGGCACATGAGTGGTACAAGTGGACCGAGGCACAGGGAGGCGAGAAAGTCCACCGCATCAACAACGGCGACCTCAAATTCCTGGGCGATGAATACCGCCGAGACAACAATCTCGAGAAACCGAAGAAAGTAGGCCCAGCCTGGGGCGGTCGCATCGCCGGTGGCGAACCTAAAGGCTGCCGTGACTGGTTCTCAAAGAAGTACTACTCATCTGTCATGAAGCTCAACGAGCATGAGGCTACCTTCTACGGCGACCGGTACAATGGTCTGATGGCATCAGCCCTAACCGAAATCTTCAGGGGCATAGGAGCAGCACGCAACCTCTAGGGAGCGTATTTTTACCGATTCCATCGTCATATTATCTTTGCATCAAAAAAGTAAAATGGCATACAAATTAGACAAGAGTGCACTTCAGACCCTTTTCGAGGGCATCAGAGACGAGCGACGTCTGCAGGCCAACACGGCAAACCGCATCGGCAACGCTTTCCTCTCGCTGCTGCATTTCTGTGCGGACGAGACCTCCGAAGCCTTTCTCAGCCGCAAGCATGACGATGCAGCCGAGGGCATGATTACCTTCCTGCGTGGACTCATTTCCGAGCAGATGGCGCAGCTCAAGGCGGGTGCACAGTTCGGTGACTTCGTCTCCGGGCTGTACAACGGCAAGGGCGCGCAGGTCGATGCCAATGGCAATGCAGAGGTTGAGAGCATCACCGTCCGCACATACATGCGGGTCATGGAACTGATTGTCAACCGCCTGTCAGCGCAGGAGGGTGACACTTTCTTCACCGAAAGCGACACCATCGAGAGCGTTGACAGTCTGGGCGATGATTGCTATGGCTTACACCTCCGCTCCAAGTATAGTGGATACTTCACGGCTCAGCATGTGGGCAACGTCATCAAGGGCGTGGTCAACAACATCGCTTCGGCAGCCAATTCTGGCACCTCGGCAGCCTACTACACGTCCTGGATGAGAGTCAACAGCGTCAACGCGGTCAAGAATTACATCGAGGTCACCCTCTATTCTGATGCCGAAGTTCCGGCAGGAAAGAACTTTCCGCCATGTGAGCTCATGAATATCGCCCGTTATGGCAACCAGACCGATGAGTCGCTGCAGAGCTGTTTCTACATCTCCAGTTCCGAGGGTCGCATCGTCAAGCTGACGGGCGTCACAAAGCCGATACTAGAGAATTACAACTACGGCATGGTCTTCGGCGACATGCCTGAGTTCGTCAAGTCGCTCGACCTTCCTATCGTCAAGGGCAGGGATTATCTCTATTCAGCCGGCATCATCACCCAGGATATCATACAGATTGACTATCAAGGCAAACCGGTTGTCGATTATGTGGACCGGGGACCATGGTCAGAGGCGGCAGAATATTTCTGCTCAGCTCTCAATCCGGAAACCGGCAAGTACGAGACCTCCGACGTCTGGTATACCGGGTGCAAGTGGAGATGCCAGAAGACTGGTACCCATACCGCACCAAGGTGGAACAATACCGATTGGGCGATGATAGAGGGCAATCCAGCATTCACCATCGATTTCCTCGAAGACGAGACGCTCTATGATTTCGACAACTTCCGAGCTCCGCTGACAGTCGTCGCATCGCTCTACGGACAGGATATTACCTCAGATATCCTCGACAGCGATGTAGCCTGGACCAGATACACGGAGAACAGGGCTGGTGAGCAGAGAGTCACAAGTGACAACATCTGGTCACTCGAAGTCGGTTCCAAGGCAGGCAAGGCTATCGTACTGACCCAGTCTGACCTCTCCATCGACAGCGAGGGAGTTCCGGCTAAGATTAGATTCACGGCAACAGTTACACTTCGTGATGGTCTGGGCGATGAGGTTGCCCAAGATTCCATCACACTGGAATGTGTTTAATAACATATAAGATGAAATACAAAAGATTAGACATCAAGTACACGCCTCTGCAGGTACATTACTCCAAGTCCGTGTCAGGCAGCGTTCCGCTCGAACAGACCTATGATGCTGATCAGGATGAGTATTCTCCTGATTACAGACTGACTCCATGCGCCTTGCAGCCGGTCATCAGCATCATTGACCGAGATGGCATACTCCCGAGCGGACGTGTCAACAGCGAGCTGACGGACATCGCCTGGTACAGAGTCGAGAATGGTGTGGAGGGCAATGCGCTGGTTACGACACCCCAAAAGCATGTCATCACATCGTCAGGCGATGATGCTGGCAAGCTACTCTGGTACATCAACGCAGCACCGCAGAATCCGATACTGCTCCGTTTCAAGGCGAAGTACCTGGACACCCGAACAAACGAAGTTCGCAATATTACGATGGACTACTCCATCAACTGCAAGAATGCGACCATCTACAAGCCGACGCTCCTGCTGTCAAGCGGTGACCGCTACTACAACCCACTCCGTGATACCGACAAGCAGGTCATCAATGCATCCCTGCTCCTCGGTTCTGAGGAGTGCGCCAAGAACAAGCGCCAGTTCGTCTGGGAACTTCTCCGGAGTCGTGGACAGTTCTCCGCAGTTACTGCAGATGACCTGGAGATCAAGATATCCGATGATGGTGCATCCGTCACGCTAGACCGCTCTCTGATGGGTAAGCGCATCTGCATCAGGTGTAGAGCAAGATACTCTGCAGCGGGCAATCCGGAAAGCGTAGATCTGAGTGATGCAACCCCATTCAAGATAGTCAACATCGTCAGGAGAATTCCGTTCTACGATTACGACATGCTTGATACGGTCGATGAGGTGCTGCCTGACACGAAGGAGGTAAACCCAAGGGCAACTATTTTTGACAATGTAGGGGAAATAGCAAACCCTACGAGAGAGCTGCAGGTACTCTGGTGGATGGCACCGAATAATTCGGTACACTTCGAGAATGCTGTCCTTGTCGGACATGGCATGTCTCCGAGTGTTCTTACAGAACTTCTGGACCCAAACAGAGGAGCTATACTCGCGTTGGAAGTCAAAGACCTCGAACCCTTAGCTCTGGCAATGGATGCCGACGGCAAGGTCTTCGTGGACGCAGACGGCAATCCGTTTATTTTTCACTAATAATTATTTTTTTAAAATATGGAAAGATACATCAAGGCAAACCGCAAGGTTGCAGAGTTCCTTCAGCTGACCGAAGACAGAACTGAACTGCAGGATGGCAGTTTCCTTCTGTGGTGTCAGGACATCCTTCCGTTCGGTAAACCTATCGAGTTCGAGGAGACGCTGTCCAAGATTGGCGCTATCGCCATGGACGGCAAAACAGCCTGCAAGGAGCAGGACGGAGAAGTGTGTAACAAGCTGCCTGTAGCTACAGACAGCAGATTCATCATGAGAGAGGAGGCAAAGAATGAGTAGTGCAAGCAAATCGGTGAACATCAAGTTCATCCAGAAGATGGGTACATTCACGCCATCTATCCAGTCTCCGGATGGAGATCTCTACCAGGAGTACCAGAAAAACGGCGAAGTCGTCATCGTCTATCCCGACTTCTCGCAGTTGCTGCCTAAGCTCTACTTCGTAGTCCTCTCGTCAAGAGCAGCTGATGGTGTCACGACACCTGTCTCCATGCAGTTCTTTTTCAACGAGACGGAGATTCCGTTCAACAGCTCTGGCAAATCAACTGGTCTCTTCGAAGGTCTCTTCGAGATTATCAGACCAAGTACTTCGCAGTTCTTCTGGGGGCTGAAGATATGTAACAACCTAGTCAAGGCATCCAATTACACAGCCATCAATATCAAGATGGTTGGCAAGATTTCCGAGAGATCCAACCAGCAGGAGATTACCGATGAGGTACAGGCTGTATACGAGATACCGGTCGGTCCATACACAGGCGTAGCCTATCGAGTATCGATCAAGGCTCCTGCAAGCGATACACACAACTTCGTGCTCAACAACAAGGATGATAGCTGCCAGCTCGAAGCCAAAACCACGCTGGCCAACGAGACCCTGACATCAGGGCTATATTATAAGTGGTACAGAGCTACAAACAGCATCACGGGTTGGGAGCAGATTGCAGGAGCAAATGGCAAGACAATTACTGTCAATGCATCCGAGGTCGATTGTACTCGCGAGTATATGGTAGAGGTCTACAATGACAAGGCCATGGGCAAGGATAATCTGCTGGGATTTGATTTCCAGACAGTCATCGACGCGTCGGATCCGTATGACATCGAGCCGAACCCGACACCAGCGGATGAGTCTATCAGCGAGGACGAGGCAGGTAATGGCACTGTGACCTATACACCTCGCATGATTGTCAGAGGTAAGTCGGAGGCAGTGGAAACTAAATTCTATTTCACGCTGAAATCTGGGTCCGGTGTCGTCCTCAACACCGAAGCGGCACGCAAGCCTACAGTCCAGTTGAGTTCTTTCGCTGTGACGAGAGAAGACTGCATACACGCAGGTTACAGCAACGTAGCATTAACTATTCAGTCAGTCAAGTAGCTTATGCCAATTATAACAAGAATTATCAGATTTCTCCGCATCGGTGTTGGCATATCCGACACCGATGTCGAGTATGCTGACTCCACGAGCAGCACCGTAGCGCCAAACACAGGCTGGCAGACTACAGCGCCGAAGTGGCAAAATGGTCACTTCATCTGGTCCAGAACTCGTATATATTATACCAATGGTCAAGAGAAGATCAGCAATCCTGTCTGCTTGCCATCCGGCAAGGGTGTAGTCAGCATCGTAGAGCAGTATTACCAGTCTGCGTCATCGTCGATACTTACAGGCGGCACCTGGGTCAGCAACAAGGCTCCTGCTTATGTTGAAGGCAAATTCATCTGGACTCGTTCAGTCATTACTTATACAGATGGCAGCAGTACTGCTACTGATGCCGTATGTGTGACCGGCAGCAAGGGAGACCAGGGAGATAAAGGCGACAAGGGCAGCACCGGCAGCGTCCTTCGAGGTCCGCAGCTGTGGAATACCTGCAGCAATGGATACAGATTCGAAGCGGGTGGAGAAGGTGAAGAGTGGAAGGATGTTGTCTTATATAATGGCAATAGCTATTCCTGCATCAAGACGCACGTCAAGACAGCAGACAATTATCCGGGTTCTGCAGCTGATCTGAACAACCATTATTGGCGACTGGGTCAGTCTATCGAGCTCATCATAGCCCACATCATCCTCGCCCAGTACCAGATGGTGGAGAACCTGGGTGTTCGTACCATAGAGATGAAGGATAAGGATGGCAATGTAGTCTTCAGAGCTAAGGATGGTGACCTCACATGCAAGGGTGGCAATTTTGAGAACATTACGGCAACAGGCAATTTCAAATCTAGAAATGAGAAGACCTGGAATGAAATCGAAATGAATGCTGATAAGGGTTACCTTGTTATGCGAGGACCTACTTCAGTTAATGATGACAACTGGGATTTGCCAAGCTCAATTGCAGAGATGACAGACCTTTTCAAGGTTAAATTTGAGACAGATTCTGATTCGCTGAGTCGAATTGCGACAATGGATTTATTTGGATTTGGTGGAAGGAAACGGGTGAATATAGATCCTGAATTTGGTTTAAGAATATACTCTGATGAGGGGACAGATGAAGAAAGTCATCTGTTTTTGGGCAAGGATAGTATTAATTATAGTGACGGATTAGGGCACGTGTATCATAGTGATTGGAATAGTTTGCTAAAAAAAATATTATAAATAATTATGGAAGGTAAAAAATTCAATTCCGTGACGAAAGTCACAACCGTCAACAGCAACCAGAGCCTGCTGCTGACAGACCAGAATGGCAATGTCACTAGCATCGGTATGGATGCGCTAAAGGCTGACCTTGCTGTTGGTCAGCATGCCTGGTGCGGAAGAGTGTGGGACACCGCCAACGCAACGCCTAAGGCGGCATCATACATTGGCTCACTTGAATTGCTGAAGGAGTTGCCATACATCCTCGGACTTGGCGCATACCTGGTCAAGAATGACCACAGCAGAAGAAAGCTCGACAGCAAGGACCACCACAAGTATGCTACTGGTGAACCGGCAAGGCTGGATGGTACAGAAGGTCACTATCAGTGGGGCTGGGGCAGAAAATTCTACGTTGTCATCAAGGATATTGGCGGATTGCACTATGAGCAGATTGGCATCAAGCCAATACCAGGTGAATACAATCTTGAGATACCAATCGGCAGTATTTCTGCAGCTGGCTTCGCTACTATTGAGCGTAGTACCGGACGCCTGGTTAGTTACATCAATGATGCGGCCAACTATCGTGGAGGCGACAACAATGCTACCTATGATGGCAAAAACAATACGTTGCTGGGCAGACCTGCTACCGCTATGACTACAGAGCAGTTCAGAGCTGCAGCGCGTAAGAATGGCAAGGGTTGGCTTTGCACAACCATGCGACATACATCCATTGTCGCAATTCTGTTCAGTGTCATTTTCGGTACACATTATGATCAGGATGCAGTCAATGCCAACAAGGATGCCAACGGCCTCTTCCAAGGTGGACTCGGAGCAGGCTTGACGCAGATGCCGAACTGGAAAGCCTACAATGGTTGTCTACCAGTTGCACCAATGAGTGCAGGCATTGAACTTGGTGATTCATGTGGAGAAGCGACCTATGCCGTAAAAAATGATGCAGGGACAACGGTCTATAATGCCAAGATACCATGTTTCTTCGGTTTAAAAAACGGCTTCGGCAATCTATGGCGAATGATGGATGATGAGTTCTGCCAGGTGAATAGTGACATGACCATGACCCACCTTGTCGCTCCGTCTATTTACGGCTCCTGGACTATCGGCAATGCTACCGGCATGAAGACGTTGAGCAAGTCACCTGGCAGTGGTGAAGGATTTATCAAGACCTGGTCGATGGAACATCTGGAGAACTTCTGTACGCAGATTGGTGCTACAGAGTCAACCTATTCGACAGGTTATTTTTGGAATACGTCAAACGCTATTTCCGGTTTTCGCCTGTGTCTTCGCGGTGGCTACGCTGGCTCTGGTGGTCGATGCGGTCTTTCGGCGCTCAGCGTGAGCGGTGCTGTCTCGGGTTCCAATGTGAGCTGCGGTGCGGCCCTCTGCGAAGCAGCATCCGAGTGGTCATTGGATCCAGTGTATTACGAAGCGGCCTAAAGTGTTCAGAGGTGTGCTGGCGTGAGCAGGAGTGTGCAGGATTGACCAAGGTTCCCAAGCGGAGCCAAGGGCAATCCTGAGCACCCTGCGAGCGTAGCGAGCAAACCCTACCGCCCTTGGGCGGTCGATTTTTTTTTGAAATTTCGCTCTTTGACATTCTTTCATTCCGATTTTTTTCAGTACCTTTGCAGGCGGTTTTCAAACCAGGCTGTGATTCCTGCGCCGGTTTTCGCCTGTGTCTTCGCGGTGGCAACGCTGACAATGGTGGTCAATGCGGTCTTTCGACGCTCAACGTGAACAATGCTGTCTCGGATTCCAATGTGAACTACGGTGCGGCCCTCAACTTAACAAGATACTGCAGGTTAGTTTGCTTAGCTGCAGAGATTTCGGGAGTCAGGCCTTGCCTCATGGCAAAACATACACTTTAGCAGAATAGCAAGTAGATGATGGCAATGGGTCATCCGGTCGAAAGTTAGGACATTAGAAAAGCAGACAACAGACACAGACACCGACATTTATCAGACACCGACCTTTTTTTTATAAATAAAATTTTAAGCAAGTGAAGAGGTTAGGTAACATTTCACAGGCGGTTGAGACTTTGCAAAATTTTCGTGAAGCATTTTTTGATTTTTCGAGGCACAAGAAGTCCCGTCTCTCAGTACAAGCGTTTGAGGCAGAGTTTGAAACAAATCTTCAAGCCCTGCTAAATGCATATGTTAATCAGACATGGCATACATCAGACTATGAGGCCAAGCCGGTTGAAAAACCCAAGCATCGTATAGTCAATAAGTTGCCTGTTGGCGATCATGTCATTCAGCATGCAGCCATGCACACCAGTGAAGATAAGTTGAGAGCCAAGATTCCTTTCAACAGTCCAGCTGGTACCAAGGGGCGTGGCACGCATTTCTTCTACAAGATTATCAAGCAGGACATCTATACCTCGCCACAGCTAGAGACATTCTATTGCTTGCCCATGGATATACATCATTATTTCCAGCATGTTGAGCACAATCTGCTCAAGAGAGAGTACAGGTTGTATATCAAGGACCGCAAGCTGCTTGCATTCATCGACGAGGTCGTTGACAGCTATGCCAACGGCATAGTGCTGGGCGTCAAGCTTACACAACTTTTGGGGCAACTGTTTCTGGCGAGGTTTGACTATCTCGCCATGCGGTGTTTTGATATACTCCAAGACCCCGAAAAACATGGCTACTGGCAGGCTCGGTACGTCACAGACATGCTCCTCACATGCCGCTCGGAGCAGCAAGCTATCGTTTTAAATGTGGGGGGGTAAAATCCCTCAATGAGCGCTTCGACCATTTTTGCCGCGAAGGGCTCAAACATTATTATAGATTCATGGACAATATCTTCATCATGCATGAAGATAAGGTCTTCTTACGCCTCATGGCGGAGCTTGCAGTCATGCACTTGGCTAGAGACTGGAAGCTGAGCATCAATAAAAGTTGGAATATTCATCGTACATGTGACGGCATAGACTTCTGTGGACAGAAGATCTTTGCCGACCATGCCCTTTTGCGCAAGCGCACCAAGCAGGCACTCTGTGCCCAGGTGGCAAGATTGCGCAAACGTGGACTTAACGATGAACAGATCCAGCGCAAGGCAGCATCCAGGCTTGGCCTAGCCAAACACGCAGATACAAAAAACTTATTAAATAAAATCGGTATGAAAAAGTATGGTCAGATTGTGAAGGCTCGCAAGGGAGAGATACCCTTCGAGGGCATGAGCATGGCACAGAAGAAGCATCCAGGCGATATCCTGTGCCACAACATTGAGGACTATGACAAGTTCCTCATCCTCATAGAGGATTACAAGATTGATAAGTCGAGAGTCGACTTCAAAATGGAGCAGGTCGAAGAAGTTGACGACCAGGGCGTCAAGCACATAGTCACCAAGAAGGTGCCTAAGGACCGCCTCGCCATCCGCTTCCGTTTCATCGATCACGTCCGGAAGACAGGACAACTCGATGAACATGGCGATGAGATTGAGGAGCCGGTTTGGCAACCTGAGTCGTGGTGGCTCTTTACTGGCTCAGATATTTTGGTTGACCAGGCACGCAAGGAGTGGGAACTGATGGACAAGGGCTTCTACACCGTTGCAGCCGAGCTAACCAACAAGTTTGGCAAGAAATTTTATAAGTTTATCTAGATGCACAAGAAATTTTATCTTTGCCGCATGTCATACTTGAGATATGACAGCAAGCATTTTCTCCTGTTCCTAAGTGAGCAGAGAGTTGAAAACTATCACCCAGACACCACCATGTCGGAGACTGATGGCGATAGTCAGACAGTGACAGCCTACAGCTATGAGGGGACAGAGATTGACGGCTCCACTAAGATTGAGGCTGAGTCGGCAAGCTATCGCGAGTTCGTGAATGGTCTGGTTCGTACTAAGTACAGCCAGAGCGATGTCGAAGCCATCCTGTGCAACCATGGTGATGGCAACAGGGAGCACGAGACAGAGTACCAGGTATTCCAGGAGTGGCGAGAGCAGTCTAAGCAGATGGCCAGAGAGTTACTCGACCGGGATATCTCATAGTTATCAGATACGGCAGGGGGGG